TACTGTAAAGCTAGTATTTTCAATACTTTCAGGTGGGACACCTTTAAAAAATACTCTGTCCCAGTACTGTCCCATTGTCCTGTCCCTGTCCCATTTTAAAGAATTATTTTCCAATTGCTAAAATTTATTTTTACAATTATTTCAATGTTTTCTTTACTTACTGTCCCTATCTTGTCCCTTTTTATAGGTCATGTTGTCCCATTGTCCTGTCCCTGTCCCAAAAATATTTTTACCAATACAATGAATATTTTCTTTTGTATAGGCTGAAATTTCAAAAAAGGTAATAAAAAAAGAGAAGATTTTACTTCTCCTCATTTTTGAATTGTTCACTTTAACATAACTTTTCTAAAGGAACCACTACAGGCTCACATAAATCACAATAACTTTTGCAATGCTCCAAATCCCTGCTTTGAATTACTGGAACATAATCTAATTTATATCTATGCCACCTGTAAATGCTCCACCAACCATCTTGCTCCTGTACAAATTTATATCTAAGGCCATTGGCTTCATAATATCTAATATCCATAACTATAAGTCCTTTTTTTTAGCGAATGTATATTTATCTGATTTCCCCCTGTGTCCTTATTGCTGTCCCTAAAATGTACTTTAGGGCTTAGTGCCCCATTTCTATATTAATATTTTTAACTGTTGTTCATCTTTTGAGTAATTTAAAAAGCTTAAAATTTTATCTTCCCTATCTTCAGAGTAAAATTCTTGTTTAGGATACCACTCGAAAAAGTTCTTATCCTGTTTACTGCAATTACAACTTTTACAAGCCGGTATAATGTTATTAATGGTATATTCTCCACCTTTATGTAAAGGAATGAAATGTTCTTGTTCCAATTTATTTTCTCCACCACAATAAGCACATCTATAATTGAATTTCTTTTTAATAGCTTCCCATTGCTCAATATTCAAATTTGAAGCTACGTTTTTCTTTAATGCTTCCCTTCTTTGAGAATACATCCTTTTCTTATCTGGATTATCTTTGTACCATCTTTTTAAGTAGTTAAATCTTTCGATTTTATTTTTCTTGTAGTATTCCTTTTGTTGTTTTGCAATTTTTTCTTTATTTTCTTCTCTATATCTCTTCTTATACTCTCTGATATACTCTTTATTGATAAGTTCATACTCTTTTTTATATATTTTTATTTTTTCTTTATTGTTTTCTCTGTATTCTTTAGCTTTGCTTAATTTTTCTTCTCTATTTTTTAAATAATATTCTTTTGCTTTTTGTTTGTTGCTATCCTTATTTCTTTCTAACCACGTTTTAATTTGTTCTTGTACATATTCTTTATTTTCTTCTCTATATCTCTTCTTATACTCTCTAACATGTTCTTTATTTTTTTCTACCCATTCTTTCTTTTTTATCTGGATTCTTTCCTTATTCTTATCCCTATAAATCTTATCGCATTTCTTACACCTTGCAGAAAGTCCATATTTCCCTGTGCTACTTTTTGTGAAATATTCATTAGTAGCCTGTAATTCTTCCCCACATTTGCTACAAATTTTCGTTAACATATAACTCACCTCTTAACATAATTATATCATAAGTGATATCACTTGTGAACTTATTTGAATTTAGTGATTTAACATGTATAATGTTATTAGGTGGTGATAAAATGGCAATTGATAAAAATACTAAAACAAGAATAGTTATAACAGTTCCAATAGAATTAAAAAAACAATTAGAAATACAAGCAAAAAAAGAGAATAGAACAGTAGCTAATTTAATTAATACAATAGCTATTAAATACATTGAATCTGCTAAATAGTAGATTGTTTTTTATAAAAAAAAGGGGAAAATACTTCTCCCCTTTTGTGGTTTAATAGTTATTATATTTGTTTTTATTTTCAATCCTACTAAGAACTATAGTTTTTGGAGGCATTTCATAGTACCTCTTAGAACCACTTTTCTTTTGCTTAACCCCAAATTTCTCTAAAACGCTCTTGATTGAATTCATATTCTTTATATTAAGCAGTTCCGCTAATTCGGTAGATGTATATCTTTCATCCCAAAATTTTTTATCAGCTTCCCATTCAAAGCAATCTGCAATTTTAGTGTGTGCTTCATTTTTCACTTCAAAACTCTCATTATTCCTTTTTAATAACTCTTTTTCAATATCGGTTAACCAATAAGGCAATTTCTCAACCTTTAGCTTATACATAACCTCGCCCCAAAGTTGGTCTAGTTCTATATAATGCTCTACTATCATCTCTTTTGCTGGTATTGTCCAGTATCTTCTATTACCTGTTTCATCTTTTAAGAATTCTTGGGAATTAACCGTTGCATAAAATGCAGTAAGTCTTGGATAAGTTTCAGTAAATCTCTCATATGGTCTTCTATACTCGTCCATACTTTCAGTAAAGAACGCCTTTAACTTAGCTTGGTCTTTTTTTAGTGTTGCATCAAGTTCTCCAAGTTCCGTTATCCAATACTTAGTAGCTTGATAAACTTTATCTTTATCACTTGGATCTACTTCCAAACCTGTCTTTACCCATAACTTATTAGGAACTATTGATTTAATCCATCTAGTTTTACCTAACCCTTGCGCCCCTTGAATTACTAATATTCCTTCACTTCCTACAGTTCCATCATTAAAAGCGATATTACAAACATTTAAAAGCCACTTAGTTACAAAAATTTCTTTAATATTCTCATCATATCCCTCTGGAGTAACTATAGTTTCACATAATGCTTTTATGTAAAGGTCTGTTTTATCATAATTCTTTAAGCATTCTTCTAAATATCCCTGTACAGGATTATATTTATATTTTTGAGCAATTCTATTAAGTGCTGCAGCTAAGTTTTCTTTTGATATTTTAAAATGTTCTTTATGGCATAATGAATAAATATCCTCTAAAGTAGCATTATTATTTAAAGTTGAATTGATTGCTCCAAAATATTCTATTGACTTAGACAATTCATTATATTTTAAAGTAATGCCTTTTCTTTTAAGTAATATCTCTAAGTTTTCCCATACAAGTAACGGTTTTGCTTTCATATTTTTATCAAAAGTAACATATTTGTAAAGTTTACTTACTTTCCAATCCCAACTATCTTTCATAGCTATTTTAAATTCTTCTTTTGTATGCCCATCTTTGAACCAATCAGTTACATCAGCATTATCTCCTAATTTCTCTATATTAGGTAATTCTACAACTCTAAAATGTTTTATTTTATCCTTTAATTCATACCAAATATGTTCTTGATATTGTTCTCCCGCTTCTCCTGTATCAGCTATAGAGTAAATATTTGCATCATGAAATATATTTATAGGTAAATTCTTAATTCCCTTTAAAGAAGTTGCTACATATCCTAAATGATTTATTGTATCGGCATCTTTTTCACCTTCTACAATGAATACTGGTTTATTTTCTTTTAATGCTCTTGTCAATCTTGAGAATTTATAAGGAACTGCATCAGAATTTCTATTCCACTTCACTTCACCATCAACTATACTGAAATATCTTATTTCCTTCTTGCTTGGAGTTGAAAATTTAGCAGTAAAATAAAGTGTTTTATTATCTTCATCTTCAAATCTATATAACTTAACTAACTTCCAATCTTTTAAGTTATCCATATGATCCAAGCACCAATTAATATAATTTTTAACCTTTTCTTCTTCCTCAACAATAACCTTATAATCTTCGTTAAGGTCAACTCCAAGATATTTGCATGCTTCTATATAATTAAATCCCTTTAATTGTGATATAAAGTCAATTGCATCTCCTCCACAACCACAACCAAAACAATGCCACTTATTTCTCTTTACATCTAAAGATAAGCTAGGTGTTCTTTCTTTGTGTATAGGACAACATATTTTATTATTTCTATTAAATCTATCGTTACTTTCATTTTCAATGACTGCTCTTAAGTCTATTTCATCTACTTTCATCTTTATACCTCCATTTTAGGTTAAGTAAAACCAGTACAAACCTTATTTACTCCAACTTAAAATACTGGTAATATTATAGTTGCAATATGCACTAGGTAAGGTACTGGTAATACTTTATCTGTTATTTAGGCTTACAGTTCGCACCTGTAAGCTTATTTAATTTTACATTAATGTAATATCGACTTTTAATTTATACATTATTCTAGAAAGTTTTTATTTTCTCTAAAAGTCTTTTCTTTTCAATTTCTAATTTAGCTTTTTTATCCCATTGTTTGAAACCTATGGCCCTTTTTATTTGAATTTCAATCTCCTCAATTCTACTTTCATAAAGTTTTCTAAAATTAATCCCCATTTTATTCAACTCCTAATTTTTCATAGCACTCTATACTATTTTTAATAACCTCTAACACTGTCATTACTCCAACTCCACCTGGTACACTTGTTACTGCTTCAAATTTATAATAAAGATTTTTATCTATATCGCCACATAATTTTCCTTCGCTATCTCTATTAATCCCTACATCAATTGCTATAGTGCTTCTTAAATTATTGTAGTAAAATTTACTTTTATTCCAGTAATTCGCTATTCCTATAGCACTTATAAATATATCAGCTTGGCTGATATAATGTATTAGCTTTCTTCTATCTGTTTTACTATTACAAACAGTTACTGTTGCTCCTTCATTAATCATTAACTGTGCTAGAGGTTTACCCACTATATTACTTCTACCAACAATAACTACATTCTTTCCTTGCAAATCAATACCTTTATATTCTAATATAGTCATTATCCCCTTTGGTGTACAAGGAATTATCGCTGATTTATCACCAATCATAAGTTTTCCCTTATTGACATTAGTAAATCCATCTATATCCTTGTTAGGATCTATAGCATTTATTACTTGTTCTTCATTAAGATGTGGTGGTAATGGTAGCTGCACCATTATGCCATGTATATTTTTATCTTGATTTAATGATTTAATATAATTATCTAAAGTGCTTGGTTTTATATCATAAGATAGTTTTATATGCTCTACTTCAATACCAACTTCTTCACATAATTTTATTTTATTTCTAACATATACATTAGAAGCTGGATTATCTCCCACTTGGATAAAAGAAACTTTACATCTACCTTTATATGTTCCCTTGATTTTCTCTATCTCTTTTTCTCTTATTTCTTTACAGTTAATTATCATTTTCCCCCTCCTTATGAGTTTGATAATACAACTTCCTCATTAATCTCTATAAGTCATAATTATCTTTTTGTTAGGTGTCTTTTTATATTTTTCAATATTAATCGCTTCAAGTACTAACCAACTTACAAAAATAGTTGTCATTAAATTTCTCATTTTAACTACCTCTTATTACTTATTTCTTTTATTATTAATCATAAGTAATGTATATCCAATAATGTCTTTTAAAGTATCTTCTATACTTTCATCAATTACTGCAGCTTCTTTCTTGCTAAGGCTCTTTAATCTACTTAATTTATCCTCTATTCTTAGGAAATAAGCAGTATCGCCATATTCTTCTAAAGTTTTATCGAAGCTATTTCCATAGTCTTTATTTTTCTTTTCTACTAAATCAGCTACATCAATAGCTATTTCCTTAATTTTATTCATTCTCTACCTACCATTCTTTAATTAATTTAAATTTATAAATATTACTTTTTGATAATGATTTAAGTATCTTTTTTAAAGCAAACATTTCTCCTGCATAACTTGTAGGAACCCAATCATAATTCAATCTTTTATATATTCTAAACTGGTTCATCTTTTAAAATCCTCTTTTTAAGCCTATTCAATTTATATATTTCCTCACTCTTAACCTCGAACTCTTTAATATCTAACAACATCATTACTTGCTTAATCATTATGTTAACATCTGCTATTTCTTCAATGACATTTGAAATAGTAAATTTATTTTCATTTCTCTTATACTTACTTATAGCAACAATTAACTCTGCCAACTCTTCTTGTGCTTGATCCAGTTGCTTTTCTCCATACTTTTCTACTGCTTTTTCTAATATATTCATTAATACCTCCTATTCCTGTACAGGTATATAAATAATTTTCTCTGTAATTTCAGAAACCTTTACACCAGGATAACCCTTTTTATATAATTCTTTAGCTTTCTTTATAGCCGTTGATTTACAAGTAAAAGGTATTTGCTTTACTCCGTGAACTCCTTGGCTCTTATAAGTTACAACTATCATTATCTCACCTCACTAAATCCTTTAAACATTTCATCTTTAGTCATTTCTCTGCCTGTCAATTCCCTAAATATTTGTAATAATGAACTCAATTCTCTTACAATTTGATGAAATAATCCAAGATACTTATCAACTTCTTCTGGTTCAATTGAATTAATAAACTCTTCTGCTTTTAGGTATCTTCCTAACCAATAGTTATATTTTTTCTTAACCTCTACAATATTCATTTTTACACCTCATACTTCATGTAATTATTTCTCCATAATTCATAAGTCTTAATTATTAAAGATTTCTCCTTATCTGTTTGTGGTCGCATAACTCTCTCTAAATCAATCAATATGTCCTTTTTAGGTCTATCAATTCCGTTTAAATACACTATTACATCACTTATATTTTTTACTGAAAACCTATCTGCTCCAATTAGTTTAGGACCTTTTCTTACACTTTTCTTAGGTGCAACTTTAGTAATTTTTATTTTTGCTTTTGCTTCTAACACCTCTACAATTTTATTAAGATTTTCATCACTTAAAAGGGAAATTGTACGATTTTTCTTTGAATATCTTTCTCCTGTATTTAAGAGTAACCCCATATCTATTAAAGTTTGCAAGAATTTATAATGTTGGTTCCTAGTTAATTCAAAATTATCGCAGAAACTATTATAATCAACAGGTCCTTCTTTTAATTGCTCTATTAACTCCAATAATATTGATGCTTTATATGCCATTGCGCTTAAACGTGCCATTATTTTAACTCCTCATAATAATATTTACATTTTCCAACTGGATTAATTTGCATCTCTGGAATCGTATGTTCCTCAAAAACTTTATAAATATCACAATTTGAATAATCGCACTTTTGACACCCTCTACAATTGTAATGTAATAATATTTCGACTAGTTCAAAATACTCTTTGTTTTCCTCGTATTTAGCCTTTATATTGGCACTTTTCTTCTTGTCCCATATTTCTGAACCATACTTATCCATGTACGTTATACGACCGTTATTCATCATATTTAATAATGTTTTAGATGCTGACTTATTTAATCTTCCTTCTTCTAAAAGGTTAATTTTCTTGCCCCAAGAAATACATTTCTTAAAGTTTGTTTTCTCCTCTTTAGTAAATAAGTTACTTTCTAATAGCTCTCCAGCAATTTTTAAAGCTACTAAAAACATACAATAACGTTCTCTTTCTAATTCACCCATGTAATCTTTCATATTTATACCTACTTTCCTAATAATTGATTTTTAACATGATAGTATAATGTATAATATATCTCGCTTCCTATAATATCCTTTGAAACTGGTCTTACTGTAAATCCGAACTCTGCTTCAAATGTCTTAATGCTCCCATACAAAGCTTTTGGATTGTACTGGCTTCTATACTTCTGTTGTCTAAGATTAATGTCAAAATCCTTATCCTCTAAGAAGAAATGTACTTTTACTCCTCGGCTCTTAAGATAACTAAACTCTTTCTTAAGTCTTGTCCTATCCGGTTCTTTCATGTTACCAGCAACTTCATCAATAGATGCTTTTCTTTCAATTACTATCTCATTATCAAAATACAAGTCCCTATTAATCCCTAACGGCTTAGTTTCCTCATTGCTTACAATACAAATACTGTAATCACCTTGATTTAAATTTTCTCTCCTGTACTGGATTTTTTGCCTTTTAAAATAATCTTCAATGTTAACCCAAACTTGTTCCCTAGTATCAACTATTACACATAAATTTTTTAGAATAACTTTAATTTCAGCTTCTGTATATCTATTTCTCAATTAAATTCCTCCTTATTTCATTAGGGGACCTAAGTCCCCACTAATTAAAATGGTAAATCTCCATCATCTTGTGGCTCACCAAATGAATTGTCATAACTTTCATTTTGTGAAGTATTTTCATTAGCACCCGTACTGGCATTATTATTAGCTTGTCCTACAAATTCAAAGCTATCTATAAATAACTCATTTGTATAAATCTTATTTCCGTCCTTACCATCATAAGAACCTGTTCTCCAACTTCCTGTAAGTGCTATTTGACTTCCTTTACTAAAATGTTTAGCAATAACTTCTGCTCTCTTATCAAATGCTACGCAGTTTATAAAATCTGCATCATACTTTCCATCTTTATTCTTGAAATCTCTGTTTACTGCTATAGTAAACTTTCCTACTGGCTTTACTCCTGTTGTATTTAAGGCAACTTCTTTTGTTAACCTTCCAATCATAATTACTTTATTCATAATCTACCTCCTAATTATTGATGTACCACTTTTTGCTTATTTCATAACTTGCAAATAAGAAATCTTTTTCTTTGTGATATATTTTATCTGTTGATGCACTTTGTATTTCCTTGCCTTCCTCATAAGCCTTAAATGCTTCTTCAAAAGTGTATCCCTTTCTTTGAAGTTTATATTTAACATTTAAATTAATGCCTTCGTTTTTGTTAAAATCTAAAACTCCATCCTCTCTAAGTCTTATAAAGTTTATAGGAGCTATTTCATTTACCCAAACTTCTCCTTCCTTAATATCTGCAATTACTTCTCTAAATGTTTTCTCCATGTTATTCTCCTTGATATTCCATTTAATTATTGTTTCATATTCTTTTTCGTAATAATCTAAACTATCAAATTCTAACTTATTGTAATCTATGCCGCAGCTATAACCTATTCCATCTTCGAATATACGGTCATCTAATCTTCCAATGTTTATTTTAGCTCTTTCTATCAAGTGCCTTTCACATTCATTTAAGAAATCAATTGCCTTTTCTTTTGTATCGCAATGTACTGCAATTTTCCCTTCTTTGAATTTCTCCCAATTAAACATATTATCTCCCCCTCAATATTTCATTAGCTTCTCTTAAGCACTCTAATTCATTTTCTAATTCTTCTTTTTCAGCCTCCATTAAGATATAGGCTTCTTCTAATTCTTGATAAGTCTTTTCATTACATAAACTTCTAAAATCATCTGCTAGATTATCAAAAGTTTCAAAATCAAACTTTAAATTGGCCTGTACATTAATACCATTGATCACTACTTCATAATGGTCACCGGATAAAACTGCCTTAACTTGATTAACATTGCTATTTCTTAAATCAATTTCTAAATTACACAAATTAAGCATCCCCCTTCGGCATTTGAACAAATGCTTGTTTGTTTTTCTTAGATGCAATAATTAATCCATCTATTTGACCATCTTTTGTATAGGTAATCTTAAGAACCTTAAAATTATCATTGCATTTCCATTTTTCATTTGTCCCTTGTACACATTCCGTCTTATCTGCTGGCACCCATATGAAAGGAGCAGTATAAAGTTCTCTTCCTATTCCCCAATTAAAACAAGCTCTTTTGAAACTGTCAGAAGCTAGTCCCTTTTCTTTTTCTGTAAAACTTTCTGTTCCTGTATCTTCTTTTGAAATCCACTCTTTCTTTTCTGAATCATATATTGATACTATGCAGTTTGCATTATCCCTTGTATGTTCTCTTTTCCAATTGTAAGGGCCTACTGTTTCATCTAAGATATTCATATCACATCTAGCATCTTTGTATAGGAGTAATGAAACTCCTTTAGCGGTAACTGTTGCCACCCTTACATCAATTTCAGTTTCTTTTAACTTTCTAAAACTTAAACTCATTTCTTTATCCCTCCATTTAATCTTGCTTGCTGCTTAGTTACTCCACAGTATTTGCATCTATAACCAAAACCATTAACATAGTGAATTCTATGCTTAAACCAGTTGCCACATTTAGCACTTGCTAACATTTTAAGAAAGTCCATCTTTAACCCCCTCATATATGTTTCCTATTACCTTTACTGAAAATATATCTTTAGTAGTTAAACTGCTTGATAGTTCTGTACCGGCGAAATTCTCACACAATCTATATCCCGAGCCTTTCCACTTAACTTCTCTTATTAAAACATTGTTGTATGGTGAACCATTAATATCACAATAAGTTACTGCACATATATCACCTTCATATATTAACTGCTTGTCTATATCTTTAATTCCTGTACATTGCATTACTTCGCATACTTTTGGTTCTATATGAAGCCAATCTCCACCAACTAAAACCATAGGAACTGTTTTAGGGAAGTTGCCTACTATTGCTTCATCATACATTTCAAGATTTTCTTTATCCCAAATCCTAAACCTAAATCTACTCACCTTTAAACCTCCATTTCATACCAGTTATACATAAGCTTTTCTAAAGCTATAGTTTCTCTTCTAAGCATCTTCATAGTAGCTTTAAGTCTTGCTCTGCTTTTTTGATGTTGCCAATACTCTTCATCTAAGTGATATTTTCCAATAGCTTCTTGTATTTCCTCTGATAAAATGCTGATAAACTGCTTTTTAGCTTCAATTTTTCTTTCAGCTTGTTCTCTGGTCATTTACAAACTCTCCTTTATCTCGTACAATATAAAAGTAAATTTATTTACGTTAGGTTGCTTGTACTACTTGCCGGTGGTTAGGCAACCTTTTATTTTTTTTATAGCTCTTTTTATAATTTTTGAAACTGCTGGTTGTTTCAATCCTATAAATTCTGAAATTTCCTGTTGAGTTAAATTCCTAAAATAATACATTGTTACTATTTCTTTTTCTCTATGATCTAAACACAACAACATTTTTTCAATCTCGTTTTTTATTAATAAATCATTTAAATAATCTTCTTTAGCTTGTACCAACTCTATAAATTGAACAGTTTTCTCTCCATCTTTACAAGCTGTACCATTTAATGATTGTATAGGTTGTTCGTGTGGAACACCTCTTTTTACGTTATATCTTTTATCATCTTTAACTTCATCTAATATAGAACCCTTAATCCTTTTCCTAGCGAAGTTTTCAAATGGTTTATTATTATTAACCTCATATTTTTCAGCAGCATCAATAAGCCCTAAGTATGCACTACTTTTTAATTCGTCTAATGAATACTTATTCTTTAATTTAGAAAACATCTGAACGGCGATTTTATCAGCTAAATATATATGACTTAAAACTAATTTTTCTTTCTCCTTATCCATTGTCACCTCGTTTTAACCAATCCTCTAAAATCTTAATTGCTTGGTCTAAATCTTTATGTTGACCTAAATGAAGCTTTTTCTTAAGCTTTCCATCCCAAACTGATACTTTCCAACTCTTATCTCTTTTATCCCATGTAATACCTTTTACATTGCTTTCAGGTAAACTTTCTTGTATAGGCTTACTTAATACTTCTTTATCAATACAATGGTCATTCTTTCTCGGTTCAGTTACTTTTCCTGTACTGGTAGTAAAGCCTAAGAAACTATTATATTTAATACATTCCATTGTTTGAGTTCCATCATCAAATATAAATGGATTAATCTTAAAGTAGTTGCAATTTTTACACTCCATACTTTTACGCCCCCCTTTTTTTCAAGAATTCAAATCTTTTATAACCTTATTACCAATACAGTCGATTGATATATAACTCCAACTATCTTTTTAGCAGTGTATTTTGTCCCTATTTGTTTGTGGAAGTTAATATCATCTTTAACAATTGAAGTTATTAACTTTAATTTCTCTCTAGAAATAATTTTCTTAACTACATCGAACACTATAAATACTCCTAACTAACTTTTTTTTATTTTTTTCGCCATTGCTAATCCCGATACATATCCTAATATGTAGTTTTTATCAGAATCATCAAGTTCCTCAAAAATAGCTAAGTTAGCTTTTAAAAGTTCTTCTTTCTTTTTTTGTTCCATTATTTCACCCCCCAAAAAGTCTTGTTAATAGGATTTTATAGTATTTTTTGTCTATTGTAAAGACTTTTTGGGGATATTTTATATTTTTTGTCGATTTAATAGTCTTGACAATAGACTTTCTAAAATATAACATAATATTGAGGTGATTCTTTTGAATACTAGGATAAGAGAACTAAGGAAATCTCTTAAATTAACACAACAAGAATTTGGTAATAAAATAGGCTTAAGTAAAGCATCTATTGGAAATATAGAAAATGGAATAATAAACTTAACTGATAGAAATGTATCTCTGATATGTTCCACATACAATGTTAATGAAAATTGGCTTCGTAATGGCGAAGGAGAAATGTTTAACCCAATGTCGGAAGATGAAGAATTTGCATATATGATCGGAGCTCTTCTAGTTGATGATCAAGAAGATAAAAGAAAATTTATAAGATTAATGCTGGATTTGGATGAAAGTTATTGGCCAATCGTAACTGAACTTATCGAAGGAATAAAGAAAAGAGATGAACACTTATCTAAAATAAATAACAAAAAAAAGGGAGCTTAGTCAGCATCCCTTTTTTTTATTTATTCTAGTTCCTAATACTACAAGTTTTATTCTATTTAGAATTTTTTCATCATCGATTTCTTCTATTAATTCTATTAATTCCATTTTAATATTTCCCACAATAAACATCCCCTTTGGATTTCTTAATAAAATTTATATATCGACCCGAACATTTGTTCAAGATTAATGCACACTTGTATTATAACCCAAAATAATATTCCTGACAGGAATATTTCGACATTTTTTTTTTACAACTGCAGTAAATGTTTGCAATCCTTAAATCTATTGTTTATTTATAAAACTATTTTAAAATATTATATAGAACTAATTATTTTTGTGTCGAAGTATAGTGTTTATTGTCGGAAATTTATTAAGAAAAAGGTGTATTTATGTTAAGAAAGGCTCGTTTTAATAAAAACCTAACACAAAAAGATTTGGCAACCTATTTGGGTGTAAGCCAATCTTATATTTCTAAATTAGAAACTAGAAAAACTAAATCTGTAAGTGTTGAAATGATTTTAAATATGTCTGCAATTTTAGAAGTTAATCCAATAGATCTGTTTCTATTTATTGCAGAATTGCCTCCGACAGGAAAGTAATAATTACTAATTTTTATAATTAAGTAATTCTATCTTTCTTTTTTTTCGTTATTGATAAGTTACAATTATCAACGGAGGTAATTGTGCATGGATGGATTAGGGGGAAAGATTAAAAAAATTAAGGAAAGAGCATGAGTATACTCAAGATTTTTTTAGCAGATTATTTGAATGTTACTAGACCCGCTATAGGCTATTATGAGAAAGGTATAAACGAGCCACCTTTACAAACATTGATAAAATTAGCTGATTTGTATCAAGTTTCTTTGGATTGGTTAGCTGGAAGAACAAATGTAAAATATAATTTTAATTTGGAAAGTAAAGAAAATAGAGATGCTATAATAAAAATTCATGAAGCCCTTAAAGGATTTGAAATAAAGAAAGATAAGTGTATCTGTAATGGATATGCTTTTTTATTTACATAACAAAACAACAGTAGTTTAAAGTATTTAAAGTATTTAAAGTATTTAAAGTATTTAGACACGCTACAAATGGCTATTTTACTATATTTATGAAGGTTAAAAACTACCTTTTGGGATTTAAAAACTACCTTTTGGGATTTAAAAACTACCTTTTGGGATTTAAAAACTACCTTTTGGGATTTAAAAACTACCTTTTGGGATTTAAAAACTACTTGACTTTAAAGAGGTAGTATTTTATATTATAACTATATTAGTTAAATACTGGAGGATATTATGAATAATAATGAGATATTATTTAAACCAAATGGTTTAATATTGGCTACAGCAAATAAAACAATAACAAGCTCAGAATTTAAACTATACGATACTTTGTTGCAAAGATGCCAAGTAACTAAAGATTCAAATTGGAGAAAAGCTGAAATAAGTAGAGAAGAAATAAAGAAAATAATAACTAATAATGATAAAACTACGATAGAAGAAATAAAAAATACTTTAGATATATTTAAAAAGGTTGATATTAAATTTAGGTTAGGGAGAAAAGATTATAGTTCAACTTTAATAGCAGAACATGTTTATGATTATGATACGGATACATTTACCTGTAGCATGAGTGAAAATGTATATATGGCATTAATGACTTATACTGAATTTGGATATAGTCCAATTGATTTAAAGATGGTTAGACAGGCAAAAGGATTTTATACACAAAAAATATATCAAATGCTTAGAATTTGGAGTCGAAATAACACTTCTATTACAAAGGTATATACGGTAACACAATTAAAAGAAATTTGTGATATATTTGAAGGAACTAGTTATGATAGATATGACAATTTCAAAAGGAAAGTATTAGTTCCAGCTATAAAGGAAATAAATGAAAAATTAAATATGAAGGTTGAATATGAGGAGTTAAAATCAGGAAGAAGAGTAACCCAAATAAAATTTACTTGTATTGATTTTGAAACTAGACAATATGAATTTAATAGTGATGATGTAATAGTAGAAGCCAATGAGCCATGTGAAGATAATTCTTATGAAAAACTATTAAAAATGTATTCATTAAAATCAATAGCTAAAAGTACATTAGAAAAGTTTGAAAAGGAATATGGAGCTGAATTATTAGAAAAAGCTATTTGCATAATGGGAGAAAATAATAAAAAGAAAAAGGTTGGAGCTCCAGTAAAATATTTAACCTCTATTCTTTCAAATTTGAAAGAAAATGATTTAAAGATAAATCCAAAGTCTTTTGTTAATTTTGAACCTGGAACATCAGACGAGAAATTGCAAGAAATTGAAGAAGAATTGCGATATGGAAGTAAAAATGATGACGTAATAGAAGAAAGCAATGATCTACCTGACTGTTTAAAAAAATATTTAAAAAAATGAATAGGAATCTAAGGATTCCTTTTTTATTTGAAACATGATGGAAAATAAAGTAAAATATAGTATGTTGCAGAAACCTTATTATCGAAGTAGCAAAAGATTATAGAAATAATATAGTTGGTATATGATTAATATATTGTTTAGAACATAATATTCAAGGGTGTTACAATGGTATTTCAACCACTTACTAACTATATTTAAACTACTTTTAAACCAAAATGTGAGAAAACAAAAAAATAGTTGATATTTTGTTAAAATGTTGTTGACATATAATTTAAAATAATGTATTATGTAATCAAGGTAGTTGATATTTAAACAATAAATCAACCCAATACAAAGAAAAATTTAATATTTTATGGAGGGATTTGCTTATGAAGAAAAATGTTCAAATAATTGGCCTTGATTGTGGGCGAGGTTTCACTAAAGGATATACAGAGTTTAATGGTGTAGTAAAGGAATGTTGCTTTAAATCAATAATAGGAGAAGGCAGAGAAATAGAATTAAGTGGTTTTGATGCTCCAATTATGATTAATTATGACAATGAGGATTGGTTTATAGGATTACTTGCTGAAAAAGAAAGTCAAACATTGGCGAGAAATAATAAAGATAGTAAAGTTTCCAATACAGTACAAGTATTAATAGCTGCTGCTCTAAGCGAATTAGCTATAGAAGATACAGTTAAGATAATGATGGCAGTTCCATATAAATCTTTTAGAAAATCAGTATTGGCTGAAATAGTTGAAGAATATAAAGGTAGAACTTTTAAGGTTAAAGATAAGATTAATGGTTCTTTTAAAGAAGTTAAGATTAAAGATATAAGCATATGCAGAGAAGCTGATGCAGCTTTATACTGGAAACTTAGAGATGTTGATGTTTTATCTAAACCAGTAGGTATTGTTAATATAGGTTTCAGAAGTACAGAGCTTGCTTACTTTGATAAGAGCCTTACTTTTATAGATAAGAAATCTGATACTATAGAGTTTGGTAATAGATCTGTAATGAATAACGTTAAAGATAAATTATTAAATAAAGGAATTATAAAAGATGTTAATGAAATTGATACATCTGATGATTATAATGAACTTAAAGAGAAAGCCTATAGGTTAGCATCTGAAAATATAGATCAGTTAATCGAGGATAGATGGATAAACCTTGATGAAATGGATATATTCTTAGCTGGGGGAACTTCTTTAAATATGAACTTTGATGAAAGGTTCAAGGTTATAGAAGATGCACAAATGGCTACGGCTAAAGGTTGTTGGCTTGTAGGTACAGAAAGATTTTAGGAGTGATAAACATTGAAGAAAACAACAAGTTTTCATTTAGAAGAAGATATTCTTAATGAAATAGAAGCATATAAAAAAGAATACAATTTAAGCAGTAGAAATGTAGCTTTAGAAAGAATGTTACTGGAAAGAAGATTTTTAAGAGTTGCACCTATACAAAAAGAAGTTGCAACAGTTCCAGCAGAAGTTAAAGTAAAGGAAGAAAGGAAAAATTCTATTTTAAAGAAAAGTATAAATAAAGCTTTTGATGATATGGCTGATTAAAAATAAATAAAAAAATAAGGCGGCAACATATGTTACACACCTACTTCGCAATTAGAGTATAACATATTTGCTCTGCCTTTACAATAAAGGAGAGTAAAAAAATGAGTAATTTAGTAACAGTTAAAGAAATAGTGAACATTTTTGTAGAATGGGGGTTCTGGATCATAGTTCATGCTGTAGCATTCTTTGCTATAGCAGCAGTACTATTAGTAGCTTTTAATGTACTTTATAATGTTAAAAAATCTAATAAGATGACTAGAAAATATGTTAGTGGACATAATTAAGCTATAAAGTTTGGAGGGTTTGTCTTATGGAAAAATTATTAGAATATGATTTAGAAGAAGCACACTTTTATTTATATAAAGCTGATTTATATTTGAAGCTGCCTGTAACGGATATTAATAAAGGTGAAACTGGAATAACTTTAGAGCTCGGAGAAGATAGTAACTGTCATATGGTCATTTGGAATGATACGAAGGTAATTGAAGCTATTCATCCAGCACATATGATTTCTAAATTCAGATGGTGCTATGAAATAAGAAATAATAATAATGAACTGCTAGGTTATTTGGCAGCTTAGACTAAAAGGAGAATAAATATGATATATAGATGTGAAGATTGTGAAAGAGAGTTTGATGAACCAAGAGAAGTATCAGAAGAAGAAATGCAAGATTATGAATGTTTAAATGAATATATAGATAAATGTTGTCCTTATTGCTTATCTTCTAAAATTAGTTATGATGTTGAGGAAATGAAGAAAAGAATAATAAAAGATATACAAGAAGATTGCAGCCATATATCAGAAATAGGATATGATAATTGGAAACAATTTTTAAGTGATTGTAATGGCATGGAAGAAGATTATGATGAAGTATTATGGGACGAGTTTACAGAAGAAGAGTTAGAAGATATATGGCAAAAGGCACATAACAAGTAAAAATTTTAAGTAGTATAAATAAAACAATGTAGATGTCAATTATACTGACATCTATTTTTATATAATTAATGTTGGAGGAAATAAAGATGTATAAATGCCATGATAAAGACAATCCTTTTAAAATGAAAAAAGGTGAAACAATGGTAAACTTAGATAAGTATGTTGAAGTTTTAAAGGAAAATAATATTCCTTTTACTCAAGATCAATATGAAGAAGCAAAAAAGCACCAGGAGCAATCCTAGTGCTTAATTTTATTCTCTATATTTTCTATTATAGGTTTAACTTATGTATTTATTATATTGCGACAAAATAAAAAAGGCTAGAGAACTTAATCCCTAGCCTTAATAATTAATCTACTATCTTTTTGATTTCTTCTAATTTAACTTCTAACTCTTCAATCCTCTTTTTCATTGCAGCATCACTTTCATTTTTATAAATCTTTCTATTTTCACAGAATCCATATTGTAAGTAATGATCTATCCCACTTGTATAAGTACCTTTATTAACTGCTGCAGCTACATCTGAATTTAATTCTAAATATGCCCCTTCATTATACTCTTCTGGTATAGGTGGTAAAGCTAATCTACCCTCTTTCTTACCATAATCAACATAGTGCTTATATGGATTATCTTTATAAGTTGCGCTATTTGCTATATCAGAATATCTTTTTAAGTACCAATTTTTGCTGAATACATACATAGAATAATTCATCTCCTCTTTAACTTCTATTGTTCCATTTAATTTATTTCTAAAGGTTGTCCATCTACTCCAGTTGTTAGCAGACCAGTTAGGACATATCTTACGACTAGCATCATAGTGTCTTACAATATTAGAAATAGATATATTGTATTTTGACATTAAATATTTAACAAGTTCTAAAGCATTAGTTTCTGTTTTCTCAGATATAACACCACTAGAATTGCAACACATTTCTATAGAAATAGAATTTTGATTAGTTATTCCATATGCTCCTTTACCATCACCTACTGCCCAAGCTGAATTATAATCCTCTACACTTTGCCATATTGAGTTATCATCTACAAAATAATGCGCACTTGCATTTCTATCGCCACCAGCAAAATAATCTACATTATTCTTTGCAGTATCTCCTTTATTCCCTGTATAATGCAATACTATGTACTTTATGCTATTACCATTTCTGCTTGAATAATTATAATTATTTTCCTTTCTATAGATAACATTTAATCGCTTCCTTTCAATTCTTTCTTTTCTCCATCTTTGAGTTGTATTAAAGCATTTTGGATGCTCTCCGGTACAGGTAAACCTAATCCCGAGCAATTTTCTAAAAGGCTTATACCCTCATTTGCTATGTAAAAATAACATACAATAGTTCTAAATACCCATGTTCCTGTATTTAATAGCCTGTCCAACAATACTGCAACTATAAGAACTATCAATATAACTGTTTTTCTTGCTATCCCCTTTAATCCTATATCTGATGATACTTCCTTATTTATAAAGGCTCTTACCACTCCTGTACAATAATCTAATGCCATAAAGCAAACCAATACCATCAATGCCGTATCCCAAGCACCGAATAACCAAGTTAATGCAGTTCCCACAATCGCTACAACCCCTTTTGAATAGTTTAATAAATTATCCATTTTTTACAACCTCCTTTCTATATTTATATCGACTTGTACAGGTTAAATAATTCCAAATAAAAAAGCCTACATATTACATGTAAGCTTTAATCTTATTTACTTCGCACTTTAAATCAATTGTGAACTACCTATACGATAATACAGTACCTATATTGTTATTTAATAAATTGTTAGTATTTCCATATGAATCTTCTGAAAGAATTATACCTTGTCCAAATAAAGCTGGTTCTTTTGTTACACTTTGTCCAGTTATACAATTAAATCCATTTATAGTGCTATATATATTATTATTTTTGAAATTACAATATAAATAACTTGGTTTCTCTGCATTAGGTAATGTATCATGTAAATACATAGCATATTCATAAGGCGTATTTAAGTTACAATCAATTAAGTTAAAATTTTGCTGAGGTGCTGACCATTGAGCATTATGACAATATAATGCCATTTTTGAAGCAATATGATTCACTTGTGTGCTTATATTTTCTTTTCTTATAAAATTACAACGTTTGAATGTTATATCATCATTCTGCCAACACCCCATGCCTACAGTAGCTCCCTTATAAGATATTAAATCACAATCTTCAATAGTAATTTTCATTCCAGCATTGTTTTGATTCATATCTATATGAAGTGCATAACCGTAGACAGTATCATAATCTACATTCATTTCTAAATCAGCAGTATCCATTTCTGTAGGGTTACATATAAGTGTCATATTTTTTAAGACACCGTTGCTCGTAAAGGTTGAAGAAAATGCACTATTTACAACACAATCATATTTGCTATAACCAACTATACTTATATATCGTTGAGTTTTAATAGGTTTTACACCATAAACCCATGTATGGAAGTATTCATATTCACCAGGGTACACAAGTATTAAATATCTATTAGTCGGACTATCATCTATTATAGAATTTATTGCTAATTGTATATCCGTAAAATCACACCCAATTTTACCAACAGTTATTATATTATTCTTAACTGTTCCTATATTTTTTTCCAAAAATGCAACTCTGTTCTCTAATTTTTCTATTGCATTTGTATAAGTTGAAATACTTCCAACAAATTCAGCGTTAGAATAAACGCAAGATACAACTCTGCAATATTTATATTGGTCTTTTTCAGTTGTTATTTCAGCTTTAAATATGTTAGCACTAGTTGTAGAAATAGTCGGTTTTATCGATGTAACATATTTTTTATTTTCATCATAAAAAGCTATACCATCAATACTTTTTATTCCATATCCCACTATAGTACCACCATTAGATATATCTATAAAACTAGATGTATACCATTCTCCATTACCTACAGTTTCAACACCATTTACTAAATAAACTTTATTATTTTTAAGAATTTCAGAACGCTCTACATTAATAGTTGAAATAAGATTATCTTTAATTACTTCAATATTAGTATTCGTTTCATTTAATTTCTGTTCTATATCTTCCATTTTTTTATCAATTTCGTCACTTTTGACACCTTTTAAAGTAAGACTTTCAATGTAAAATGGTAATGAAAAATTATTAAATACCTCACAATCAGAAATATTGAAAGTTGTTTGAGTTTTGTCACTATAAGTTAACAAACCATACGTTACAAAACTTCCAAAATCTACAGTTCCACTTGTTTTTGTAATACCTATATAGGCATTTTTTGCTCTATAATTTAATTCTATTGTAGGATTTAAACCACCTAATTCAGTTGTATTGAAATCTATAGTGTCAACTTCATTCAGCACTCCATTCACATTTTCATAAATTCTTATTTCTCCAACTGCTGGTTGAGTAAACTTAATCACCATTTTTGATATTAAGCAATTAATAAACTCTTTGTTTAATAAAAATACACCACTAGAATTAACAACACCTTTTTTAGTGCTAGAAGTATCATCAAATTTTTCTATATTAAAAATACTATCTTTAGTAGCTGAATCAAGCTTAGATGGAGTTACGCTGCTATCCCTAGGTATTGAAAGTAAGTTAAAAGTTGTTTCTCCTTCTTTATTTTGTATTGCGGCTAACATTTCGCTATCACATTTATTAAGTGTAATTGGCTTTTCAACTTCTTGCGTAATGGTATCCAATTGCGCATTAGTTTTATTGACTTGATTTTGTAGATTAGCAGCTTGATTTTTATCTATTATTATCTTTTGAAGAGAATTATAATCCGCTTGCATCTCATTTAACTTTTGATTAAGAGCAGTATCTATAGTTGTAATTTTTTTATTAGCTTGTTCGACTAAAACTTTAATATTGCTATCTAATTCCTTACCTTTAGCTAATACTTCTTCAACAATTTTATTTATAGCACTAATATCATTACTTGCATTTAAATTATCTTCACCTGTAATCTTTTTATTGATAGTTAAATAAAAAGATGCAGTAGTCATTCTACCAACTTCATCCGTTATCTCAAGGTCACATTCAACTATTCCTGGAACAGCCAATATATTGTTTTTTAATTTTATATCTAACTCGTTGTTATTTATTTTAAATCCCTCTGTTAATTCTATTATAGAGTTATTAGGTCTTTTGGCCCCCAACTTAATAGTTTGGCCTGTTATATCTAGCGGTGTAGAGTCTTTAAAAAGTGCTAACTTTAATACTCCATCATCTTCCTGTTTGTAAGCCCATATCGAAGAATAATTAGGCTTATCGACATTTATTTTTTTTCTAGTACTTTCATTCTTCATTTTTTTGACACCTCACTATCAGCATTATTTATATTTATACTCGCCTTTTCAAGTCTTACATTTTCATAACCTTTTCTTCTAGCCGTTACAATATATTTAAAAGTAAAATCTTCTCTATCTGATTCAACTATAAAATAATCACTTGTCTGTTCTTTAATTCTATAATCTCCCCAACCTTGCTTTATAACCTCTACAGTATAATTATACTCCTTTAAGTTTACAGTTTCCTTGAATGCATTATCTATTAATATAACTCTTTCAAAAGTACCATCAGCAGTTTTTTCTACTGTAAATAAATCCATGCTTCTATCAGTAAAATAACTTTCGCAATCTTCGGTTGCATAAAAAGCAACTTCCCCATAATTTTTTGTATTTTGAACACAGTTTTTATTGCCTGTAACTTGAAGGTTTCCATGTACAGCTAATCCATCTCCATAGCAATGTAAATTTCTATCATTATTGTTTAATATCAATCTTGCATTATAGTCATCAATAGCATTATAAGAGAAATCTAAATAAGCTGAATCTCCATTACTTCTTATTTCTACTCCACAAGGTGTACTCCCTGTAAAACTTTGAACACTTAATCCTTTTGTAAGCATTTTTAAATACTCGCTTCCAGCTTCTCTTATAAGTCTAACTGTATAATTATCAGTTTCATTGCCATTAAAATCTATGTGTGTTGCTCCTCCATCTGTAGTTATCAACTTAAGTGATCTAGTCCCTGGTCCTCTATTCTGCATACACTCTCCAAGACCGAACACTTCCAAGCCTTGTAATCTCATCCAGTTATCTTGACCTATGTAAGCTATAGTTACATCATTAGAATCTACTATTTTAAATGCACTTTCTTTCATTTTCATTTCAGTACCATCAAATCCTAAAAGGGCACCAAAGCTAAAGGTACCATCTTCCATGTTAATCCATGTTTTCTCATTTAAACTTTTTATAACCCCAGCCTTAATTAAATTAGCATTTAAAATGCCTACATTAATAAAATCTGCTACAATCGAGCCATCCATTGTCATAGCAAGTCCAAAATTTCCATGATAACCTGTACTGGAATAACCTAATCCATTAACATTAAATCTCCAAACTTTTTGAGCCGTATTAATATCATCAGTATCCATTATTAATATCTCATTTTTCCTAACGACAACATGTGAGTTTTTTATTCCTGCATTTATTAACCCTGTTGCTATTTCCTTAGCTGCTTCAAGAAAGCTTTCTGTATTTGGTATTTTTTCAATTTCTTTTTCTAAGTCTGGTAAAGTAATAACTCTCTTAAGTCCAACATTACTTAATTCAGTTTCTTCCCTTTCCTTAGCAAGTATGTTATATTTCCTCTTTACTACTCTAGTTCTAATATCAATACCTAAAGTTTCTTCTTCAACATCTACTTCATCACCTATACAAGTCATTTCTGTAGCCGAATAATTCTTATATTCTTCTGTTGTCCTTAAATCAACATGATTTATAGTATAGTAAGCTTTTATTAAATCAACTTTATCCTCTTCAAATAAAGCTTTTGCCCTTTCCTTTAATTCTTCTTGTGCTTCTTCTAAAGTTTCAAATACTTCTTCATCTTCACCAGTATTTTTATCCCTTACCTTTACATCTTCAAAAGTATAAACTCTTGATATAGGTCTTTTATACATTCCTATATTTTCACTATCTATATACTTTTCTTCTATTGTTATGCCATTAAATCCTTTAGGATATATTCTAGTGCAAACAGTATCTTTAGTTGTATTCTCTTCAAATCCTGTTAAGTTTTTATTACTTTTAATCTTAACCCCTCTATAAGAACCTACTTTATTATTAATATGTAAATTAAATTGTCTTCTATATACTTCTCCACCCCAACGCTCTTGGAATGACATATCAGCATCATGTAATGCTTCATATACTGTTTTTCTATTGTAATAAGCAGTACTTATAGTACTTATATCACTATTAACTACTATTTCATGTGTACAGGTAGTATTAGAAAATATATGTGTTAATGCTCCAGCTCCATTTTGCTTTTCCGGTCTAACATCTTCTAAAAATAAATCTAATGTTTCAGCTATAGTTATTTGTCTTGCAATTGCTCTAATGCTATCGCTAGTTTTATAAATTTCATTAATAACAAAAAACTCATCCCCGTACTCATCTTCTACTTTTAAAATTCCCTCTTCTGTAATTAGATCATAAAGTTCCTTCTTTACTGTATCTAATATCTCAAATTCAATTTCTAATGTGAACTCATCATTTAACCCCTCTGTTATCATTCCATAAGTACAAATATTATCTAATACATATTCACCGTTAGTTTCTATAAGTTGTTTTTTCTTTGCAGTATTCTTAAATATACAAATCATTTAATCACCCCCTGTACAAAGCATTTTCTTTAATTCTCACACCTTGAATAGTTCCTGTCCAAAATATACTATTTATACCTTTTATTAATTTAGGAAATTTTCCAATCATACTATTAGTAATGCTTACACCTTCTTTGTCTAATGCCTGTGGATAATCTATAACTATTTCTCCATCAGTGCTATTAAATTGAGTTGTAATATCATTAATAGTAATTTGAATATCTCCTCTGCAACCACTTAATATAATTCTTGGATAAGTTTCTATATCACCACTATAATAAAATTCACTATTATTACTTATCTCTATCTCATATTCTTCTGTGGAATATATAAAAGGATAACAAGTAAATTCTATTGTAAAGGCCCCATAAATATTTAATTCATTCTTTATATTCCCTGTAGTAACTTTTTTAACTTTATAGCACTTACTCGGATTATCAAGAAAGAATAATCTATTATCTTCAATCTCACTAAGCCAATTATTAATATTTCTAATTGCTTCATTATAATTCTCTATGTCTAATAGTTCACATTCTAAACTTATAAGTAAATCCTTATATTTCCCTGTTCTTTTAGTTAAAGTTCCATCTTTTCCCCCAACTTCAACTGATTTAATTTCTTCCTGTACAAAAGGTAATTCCGGAAAGTCGGAAAGAATAACCTTAAAACTTTCACTAGAATTATTATTAAAATAAAAATACATTTGTTATTCCTCCCTAATAAGCAAATTTTGCTGACCTTCTATTATAACTATCTAGCTCTCTTTGATATGGAGCTACTGCCCTCATAAATTGTCTACCATCTATATTTAATACTATTTCTTTGCCTTGCCCATACAATCTATCCATTTCTTTAAATAATCTATCTAAAGGTATTACTGCTTCTGCTTGTGCTTGTCTACCTTTATTTTTCTCTCCAGCCATAGTATTAGCATTTAACATAGTAGGCTGTGTTAATATACCACCATTTTCAAGATAATTAATGCTTGGTAAATTCACACCAAAGGTTTGTCCTCCTACCGCTGGGACCCACGATGGAATAGTAACGCTAATCTTATTCATTGCACTTATAGCTTTATTAATAAGTCCAATTACTGCATTTAAAGGTGCTTTTATAACTGTAGTAATTCCACTCCATACACCACCTAATGTTTGTACTACTCCACTCCATGCACTTTTCCAATTGCCTGTAAATACTCCCTTTATAAAAGTAATCATTCCATCAAAAATCGGTTTTAAACTATTATTCCATAGTTCTCCTATACCTCTGAAACAAGCATCAACAACTGGCCCTATTACATTTTCAAATGCCCACTTAAAAGTTGGTGCTAATACATTTTGTATAAAATCTCCTATAGCTTTAAAGCAAGGTTGCAATATTTCTTGCCATAATTGATTAATCATATTTATGCAATCACCGAATATTTGTTGTATAAGGGGCATATATTCAGCGAATTTATCCTTAACCCAGCCTAATATTTCAACTATTATGTGCATAACTGGTAATGCTATATTCTCCCATACTGCTTTTAAATAGTTCATAGTAGTTTCAAAAATCCAAGATATAAAATTAAAAACAGAATCAGCAGTAATACCTGTACTATCAAACATTTCTTTTATTATGTTAAAAATCGGAACTGCAACAGTATTCCAAACCTCTGTTACTATTGCCCATAAATTTTGGAAATATGTAATTATGCTATTAACCATATTTAAAGCACTATCCGGTAATTGAATTCCAAAAACATCTTGAAATACAAACCAAAGATTATCGACCGCATCTTCACCTTGTTTCATTCCTTCCTTAAATGAAGCAATTGCATCACCTATTTTAGTTACAAAATCTATTGCTCCATCAACCATATCACCAAACCAAGTAACAACGTTAGTTGCCATTGGTAGCATATATGCCCCTACTGTTTCAGTAAATTCAGTTATTTTCGATTGAGTTCTTCTAATTTGGTTTGCATAACTGTCCGAACTTCTTTCAGCATCTCCAATTGCATTAACCGATTGTTTTAATGCTTCTTGGTAATAAGCTTCTGCTTTTTCAGCTTGTGTCATAGCTGACCACTTTTTACCTAAAGATTTTACATATTCAGAGTTTTCCATTGTAGTGGCATTAAGATTTAATCCTAATTGTTTAGCCATTTCGGTTTCCCCAAACATAGCCTTAGTCATAGCTTCAAGTGCAGTTGAATCCTGTACATTATTAAATGATGCAAGGTCATATGCTAACTCTGTATACTTTTTAGATAAATCTCCAGCAACTTCTTCAGTCATACCCATACCAATCATTAAGTCCGATTGATTAGATATAGCGGTTTTAATTTCTGTTTTAGATCTACCAATTGAGTCAGCATAACTATCCGCCCATTCATCCATAGCTTTTGATGTATTCTTAAATACAACGTTGAATTTATTTTCCATTTCTTCAACTTCACTTGCAGCACTTAAACATTTTGTACCAAAGTCAACTATTTTACTAACTGCAAATGCTCCGGCTATTACTTTACCTAATTTCCCAAAAACTCCACTCATAGAGTTACCACTACTATTAACTTGTCTATCAACTCTATTAAGTGAATTAACCGCATCATTAATATCTACATCAATAGTCCCTTGCAATATAAAAGCATCACTACTCATTATTCTCACCTTCTTTCTTTAGTGAATTTATAAAGCTATTTAATGCCTTATTTGTATCTTTCTTAACCTTATCTACATCAATTTCTTTAGAAGACATTTTTTCTAATTTCTCTTTATATTCAAAGAAACTCATTTTTTCAGAAGCCATGAAATTATTCAAATTATAAATTTCAAAAAGTCTATCATCATAAAACTGTTCTAAAGTATTGAATACAATAAAATTAAATTCATCTAAATCAGTTTCTCTTAAACTCAAATAGAGGGTATATTTATTTAAAATACCTATAAAGTTATCTTTACTATTCTCTATTTGAATATAGATAAAAAACCCTGTTGCATTTCCTCATTTTTTATTACTTTCATAACTGCTTCTAACATCTCATTAAAGCCTAACTCTTCAATTTCCTGTACAGGCATAGAGTACATATCAGCTAATAACTTAAATATCTCCTGTTCCCCTTGTCCAGCCTTTTCCATTATGAAGAATGCTATATCTAACATTAAATCTTTCTTTTCTTCTTGTACTTCTTCAAAACATTGTGCTAAATCTTCATTTTCTCTAAAAACTTTATTTACATTTACAGGAGTATTCTCCATATCACCTAAAGCCAATTTAAGCTTAATAGTTAAATTATTTTTTCTTCTATCATTCTTAGTCGCCCTTTTGAAAAACTCTTTAATTTCTTTTTTAATATTCATTTTATTTATTAATTTTATTAAACTGAAAATATGTTTACCTTTTAAATTCAATTCCATTTTTGAAACCTCCATCTATATATAAAAAAAAATGGTAGTATTTCTACTACCTTATTCCTCTCCCTTAGGTAGATAAATAGCAACTGGCACCTCTTTATCTTTTTTAGGATCATAAGCACTTTCAAAATTAATCTTAACTTTTCCTTCTTCCTTGTCAGCAGTTTCTAAAGAAAACTCCGTATTATAAGTATTTTGAATATGTGCTATTACAGGCACTTCCCCTGTAGTTGTTCCA